GGCGACCAAGATTTGGCCGACGTTTCTCCCGTGAATATTACCCCAGTGGGGAACAGTCTTAAGCCCTACTCGGTGGTAAATGTTGCCGGCACTAAAGATGCTACTGGAAAGATTCAAATTACTTGGCAAAGAAGGGACAGAAAAGCAGGGGAATCGACAACCTACGATAACTTGCCTTTATCTGAAGTAGCAGAGAGCTATGAGGTTGAGGTAATGAATGGGGGAACTGTGGTTCGGACTTTAACCAGTGCCACCCCGTTCGTGGATTATTCCGTAGCCAATCAAGCTACCGACTTTGGGGGAGTTCAAACCTCAGTCTCGGTTAGGATTTATCAGATTTCAGCACTGGTAGGAAGGGGAACGGTCAAATCAGCAACCCTAACTCCATCCCTTGCCTACGCAATCCCGTCAATTACCGGCTTTACTCCCACCCAGGCAAGGCCAGGCGACCCAATTACAATCTATGGCTCTGGGTTGACCGGGGCGACCGCCCTAACTGTGGGGGGTGTTGCAATGACTGGGCTAACGGTCACGAACGATGGACAAGCCACAGCTACCCTTGGGGCTTCGACTCCTGTTGGAGTGGCGACAGTAAGCCTCACCACTCCAGGGGGAACAGCTTCCCCGCCTACAGGGTTTTTTGTTAATCAAAGAGTTAATCCGTCGATTGTTGAATCTATATCTGCAACAAAAACACTTTTGCTAACGTCGGAAGTGTGGCAGTTTCTAACCCCAGTAACTTCCGACCGCGACGTGATTTTGCCCGTTTCTCCTACCCTTGGGCTGAACTTTTGGATTGTCAATCAAAGCGTTGGAACGCTTGGATTAGTTCTTAAAGAAACATCAGGGGGAGCCGCGATAGTTACCCTTAAAAATGCTGGCGACAAAGAACGAGCAGTACAATGTTTTTACGACGGAACTATTTGGAATGTTTTTGTGGAGAGCTATTATGGCTAGTATTTTGTATAAAGGCAAAACGGTTATATCTGGCGGTGGCGGTGGTGGCAGTATTCCTAATTCCGTTCCTAGCCCTTTTGTTAATTCAGATTGCCACTTTTGGTTTGAGCGAGGTGTTAAAAATCTCGCAAATACCACTATTGGTTTTACTGGATTAGCTTATCAAAGTTGGCTTGGAAATGTTCAATTGACAAATATCTATTTCCCGTTCACAAATTATTTGAATGTCAATTCTAGTGGCTCATTCCTGAATTTTGGGGCTAACGCAGCTTTTTCTCTGTGGTGGTATCAGATACCCCCGAACGCTTCCTATCATGCACTTTGTGCGAAAGATTTGATTTCCAATCCTAATAGGGAATGGAATCTTACATATGTTAACGATGGGTCGGCTTTCAACAAAAAAATAGTGTTTACTGTGTGGGATAGTTCTGGCAATATAATTTTGACGTTGGCAGATAATGTATCATCTGCCCTCTCTGTATTCACCCATTGGGTTGTCTGTCGGAATGGCTCGACTTTTACTTTGTATAAAAATGCTGTTGCAATAGCAAGTGGAACACTTTCAGGAAGCTATAATGCGACCTCTCAACCAGTAACTTTAGCCAATTTTGCAAGTAGAAGTGTTCAGGGACACGGATATTGCAGCCAATTTATTGGCTTCAATCGAGCATTGACAAATTCCGAAATATCTGCTCTTTACAATAGTGGAAATGGGCTTTTCTCAATCTAGTCTCCAAGCTTCCCATCTGATTGTCCCTAGAAAATAGCAGGGGCCAAGGGAATCTTGAATTATTACTGCATTAAAATTCTTCCCAATTCCGATAAAGTAATCTCCCGAAAAAGTCCCCAAGGTATCCCTAGAAAACAACCCGAGAACTGCCCGATTATCCCACTGAGCGCCTATTAAATAGGCTCTAATTTGGTCGTCAGAATAAGCGTCTAGGGAAGACGGTGCAGTTATCGGAAAAGGATAAATTCCGTTCGGTGGGTACGCCTCTACTATCGTATCTTCAAAGGTTGAGGTAGTGGAAAAAAGTAGCTCGGCATAATTTGCCCCAGTTTGCACGATGGGCAGTCCAGAAAGATAAAATATTGCCTCCCCAGTTTCAACATCCATAGCATCAAATCTAAAGCTGATTTCTTCAGAGTCAAACCGCGCTTTTATCTCCTGCTCGTTTTGCCAATCCTTAAACTTAAACTCAATTGCATTCCCACGACACACACGGAAAAGGGATAGCAGATACTCAAGCTCGGAACGAAGAACCGTTCTATCCCCTACCTGGAACTTTTTGCGGGGAATGTTCCAATTATTTACTCTGCTTTCAAATCCACCGCTATTGGCAATTATCCCAGTAGAAAAACTTGGTCCGCCTACCGTATCGTAGTCGTAGCCAATATCAAGGGTATGGGACAACGTACTGGGGACGGAATCTAATGGCAAGGCAAGCCCAGGAGCCAACCTGATTTCTGTCACCGATAATTGTTGAAGCTCAAAAAGTGCCTCTCCAGAGTCAGGGTCAGCCGCGACAAATCGGAAGTTAATAGAATCTTGCTCAAACCGTACAGGCACATCAAACTCACCCGAAGCCGTGACCGTCGCGCCGGTACTTGGGGCAGTGGCTAGGGTGACGACCCCAGTAGTGGAGTTAAGGGTGAAGGTTGCAGTTGTGCCATTCACTTTTACCTGTATCGTTCCCGCCACGGGCTTGGTGATTGCCCTCTTTACCGTTTGGCTTGCTGCGGTGTAGGTCTTATAAAGTTGGAATTGGGTTTTACTTCCGTTCCCTGTTCCAATCTGGTTGGAAAATTTATAATCGCTCCAATCTTTAAATCTAAATCCTTGTAAGCTTCCTTTCCTAGCCTTGTGGAAACCAAGAAAATAATCAATTTCCTCTCTAAAAAGGGTTCGGCTCCCTAATTGCCATTTTCCTAATGGCTGGCTCCAATTTATATTCCTTTGTTCTTGCCCGTTGCCTTGGGTCAGGATGGTAGTCGAAAATCTGAGGCCACCCACCGCTCCATAATCGTACCCAAGATTTAGCCTAGTCTCTGAAAAACTCATAGTGCCCTCGGAAAATCAAAAACCCCTACTATCTTCTTCTCCCACCAATCTCCTAGGATATGCTCAACCACATGGCTAGGAGTTGAGCGATTACTTTTATTTTCCCCACCTGGTCCATAGGCATGAATTAGTGACGGCTGACCATCCATGACCGCTTCTATCCCACAGTGGTTAGGTTGGTTTCTGGTAGCGAAAATCAGGATTTTTCCTTCTCCTCTTTTGGCTGGTTGGCATTGGTTCTCAAATTCAGAAAATAGGTTTAAGCCCGTGGCATACCTAGAATAAGTGGATTTATCCTGATAGGGTAGTCCAAGCTCCTCACAAACACAGATTATCAAGCCCAGACAATCAATGCCAACTCCCTTAAGTCTGCCTAGGTGGTGGTAGGGAGTGCCGATGTAAGTCCTTGCTTTCAAAACCGCCAAATTGTCGTTTTTCATTATTCCTGATACCCCGCTAAATATTCGTCCACTCCTGGTACGTCCGGCTCCCCGCCGAAGTTGACAATATTGGAAAAAGTCTTACAAGCATCCCTGCTTTTCTCGCAGCCAGCCGTTAGAGTGATTTCGTCGTCAACCGCGACAGGATAAGGGGCTGATTCAAACAAAGTCAGAGAATACCCGTCGTTTTTGGATACCTTTAGTTTTAGCCCGTCGTTCTCCCCACTTGTAAACTGCGCGACTCCGTAGGCAAAACGTCCAACGGTCATGAGTTCAGTAGTGTACAGAATCGTGTTGTTTGACGTGCCCGTAATCGTCACCGTTTGAGTGTGTGACGACAGGTTTACTCCACATAAAGAATCTCCTAATTGGTACCTGCAAAACGGGGAAGTTAAAAATGACGTTTTTTGATTTAGATACTGAGTCAAAGCCCTAAGTTCAATCGAGAAACCCCTGTCAGTGCTGTTAACCTTTCCTAAAGTCCCCTCTGATAGCATCACCAACTTTAAAGGGTTTCCAGTTAAGGCAGTAGGTAGGTCAAGGTAATTTACTAGGAAGATTTTAAGCTTGGCAAGGTCATAAATTCCTGCGATTAAATCGGCTTCGGTTATCGAATCGTCACTAAGGAAGCTTGTCACTGAAAGGTTGTTAACTTCCAGTTTGTTGTTAACCTCGGTGGCACTGGGGATAAAGCCAGTAGAAGCCTGATAGGTCACTCCATCTATTATTAAATCCTCGGAAAAACTGGTAAACCCAGTCACGACCCCATCAGTCCGCTCCAACCTCCAACAATAGGCAAGGGTAGTCACATCCTCAAATAAATCTGTAAGTAGCCCAGGGCTTAAATATCTCATAGTCTTGCCATTGCCCTCCTTGCCATCTCAGCCGTGGCTTTAGCTTGCTGAAACTCTGACTTATTAAAGCTGTCGGCGTTCGGGGTGACTATGGTTTGATTCACCGTTACTGACCGATTGCCAGCGTTGGAACTGCCAGAAGAAACTCTTAGGCTACCTAGGTCAAAGTTGGTAACGTTCCCTTGATTTAGATTGTCCAAAAGGTGCGCTCCATAATTCTTGACAGCAGCAGCATTGATGACAAACTCCCCATTGCTTAAAAGCGCGGGGATGCTGTCACTTGTGCCAGTGCCAGGTCCTCTAATTAATCCCCCAGTGGCTGCGGCCACAACACCAGGAGTTGACGGGAAACCAGAAAAGGTATTGCTAAAGCCACCGCCTCCACCACCCCCACCAAAGAAACCGGTAAGAGTCTGAACGGCTTTGAGGACGAGAAACTGAATAATCATTTTGGCGATAGTGGATAAAATCAATTTCCCAAAGTCGGCAAAGGCTTCCCCTGCACTTTTAGAGCCACTTATCCAATCGTCAAAAAAGCTCGTTACCCCGTTGGCTCCAAGGTCTATTAACGTTTCCCCGAAGTCCCGATATTGCTGGTCAATGTCTTGAATATTTAGCTTGTTTAAAGCGTCTGCTTGAGCAAGCAGGTTATTAGCCATATCGGGATTATCCCAATACTGGCTCTTGATTTTAGATTGTTCTTGCTGATACCTGAAAGCCTCTTGGTCGATTGCATTTCTTTGGCGCAATTCATCAGCTTTAAAACTCAGCCCAAATCTATCAAATTTCTTGGCTTCACCTTCTCTAATATTGGTTTGATAGTCAAGTTGGGTTTGTCGCCTATCAAGCCCTTGCTGGTCATAGCTCTGGTTTGTTGCCCTGTCTCTCGCTTTGGCTTGCTGTCTTGCCAATTCGATTTGTTGCTCTTGATAGGCTAAGTCTGTCCCTTGAGCTTTAATCTGTAGGATTTCCTGCTCTAATTGCTTTTGGGATTGCAATAGCTCTAGTTCTCGCTGTTTATCGAGGTTAGTTCCTGATTGGGCAATTGATAATTGCTTACTAATAATATTAATTTCTTGTTCTAGTTTCTTCTGAGTATAAGTATTCTCAATCTCTTTCTGCTTTAAAGAAAATTGTTCTCTCAGTAAATTTATCCTTGTGGTGGCTTCTTGGGGATTATCAGCAAAGTTATTCCGAATATTGAGGATATCAAGCTCTAATTGTCTTTGGGCTTGGAGCAAGGAGATTTGTTTCTCTCTCTCTAAGTTTTGCTGTCCTTGAGCCAGCGTTAATTCCTGCCCAATGCGCTCCAAATCACTTTGCAGGGTTCTTAGTTCGGCTTGAGCCTTGACAAATTCTTGAGCTTCTAATTTGCCAGATTTAAGCTGTTCTCTGATTTTGGTTATCTGGTTCAAATAACCCTGATAGGTTTTCTTGTCGGCTTCAATTCCTCCAACCAATCCCTGTAAGAACTGGGCTGATTGTTGGTCAACTTCCGAGCCAGATTGCTTGAGCAGATTGATTATTGGATTCACCTGCCCAAGAAGATTATCAAGTCCCTTAATATTGTCCTGGAAATTGCGCTGTTGGTCAGATAGTTGAGTATCAAAGGTTTTAAATTGGGTGTCAACTCCTCTGAGTTCTTGGGTGATTTGGGAGCTTTGGGTTTGGGGGGAATATTGTCCCTTGATGTCGGTAAATTGATTCTGAGCATCAAGTACGGATTGCTGTGTTTGTCGTATATTATCAGCAAGCTGTCGATTAATCGTCTCACGGGTTTGAGTTAGGTTGAGGATAAAATCTGATACCTGTTGTTTTACTGCGCTATCCCCTAAATTAAGTTGCTGCTCTTTGGCGTTAATTAGGGATTGGGTCAGAGCTTGGGCTTGGGAATTGTCGACAGGGGGCGGTGATGGTAACTGCCCAGGATTTCTGACCGGTGGGGCAGAGGGAACGGGCAGACGGTTGGGATTAGATTGGTTTGCTACTTGGGGAGCCTGTACTTTCTTCAGATATTGTTGGGCGTAAGTCATGCGGGGGCCAGCAATGCCAAAACGCTCGTAGTTCTGCATCGCCCCCATAGCATCTTCTAGGCTTCGGGCATTTTGCAATCGGGCTTTTACTCCCTTACTCAGAGAGATTGTGTCATCGTATTTCCCTCCTGGGGTAATTTCGTCTAGGAATAGCTCGATTTGATTATTGATATCCGTGGCTAAACTCCCTGTGAGCTTAGGCACTCGTGCCGTGCGCTCAAAGCTCCATTGAGCCAATCCCAATCCGCCACCAGGGACTAAGTTCCCCTTGGCATCTCTTTCCCTGATAGCAGGATTAAAGCCCGATTCTTGCTTGAAAGTCCCCAAAATTGCAGCCACAGCATAAGGATTTGTAATCCCTTTCTGCTTTAGGGCATCGGCTACGATTCTTTCCCTGTCCTGTAAGTTGCCAGTGTTGGCGGTTCCTCCACTTGTTCCACTGCTCTGTCCACCTAGTAATCCTTGGGTGAACCTGATTAATGCTTCCGTTGCACCGCCTAAAGTACGAGTAAAATTCTGTAGTTCTGCTTCTAAGCCACGCTTCTCCCCACCAAAGGCTATCCTTGCCCCTTGCTGTCCAAGTATCTGCTCTGTGATGCTGGCTGCTTGGTCAAAAATGCCTTGGATTTGATTAATCAGTCCATTGACGAACGTATCAGCACCCGGCACCAATGCCCTTTGCAGCATTGATTTTAACCGCCCATATCTTAGCTGGCTAATAATCTTCTCAATCTCATTCTGGGCTTCTTTGATTTGCTGCTGAAGATTGAAAAAGTAATCCTGAACCGCTTTGCTCAAATCCAAGAATCCTGTCTGCAATCCCTGAGAACCTTGAGCTACCTGCTCTTGGGTGGTAGCTATTTGGGTTTTTAGGAGGAGTTGCTGTTTGATTGCTTCCAGCACCTGGGTTTCTTGGGTACTTCTGCTTTCCCCTATCAATCGGTCAAGGGTGGCCGTGTTCTCAAGGTTCAGTCCCAGTTGTTGAGCTTGAGACTTGAGTTCGGTGGCAATTGATTCAAAATCAGGACGGGCTAACAGTCCATTCACCGCCTGGAATTGCTTCTGCAAAAAGTCTAAGCGAGAACCTAAAGCAGATTGGTCAATTGCCTGTAATTGGAAATCCGTGGTTTGGGAACCTTGCCCATTGGCCAATCCCTCAGTAATTACCCGCGCCTTTTGTTGTGCCGTGGTGCGGTCAAGGGTTTCATTGAAGTAGGCTGCTTGTTCGTTTAAACTTCTGAGTGCTAGTTCCAAGGCATTTACTGACTTGGCCAGTGAGGACACTAAATCATCAAAAGCACTTTTGGTTTTATCAATATCAGCAAGCCGTTGGTTTAAGGTTGCTCTGATTGAAGCTTCGGCGGTTTGAGTGACTCCCTTTCTTGCCACCAACTCATCTAAAAGCTTGATTTGCTCTTTAATGGTGGCGCTATCGGCTTCTAAGTTCTGTTGGAAGGAAGAGGTAGCTTTGAGCAATTTGTCTCTTTGCTCTAATACCTTTGCCTCTTGGTCAAGGGAAGCATTGTAAGCAGTTTTGTCACCCGCCGCGATATTGAAACGTCTAGAACGAATAACGGTTAACTGCTTGTCAAGTTCTTTTACGTCAACTAAAGTCTTTTTTACCGAAAACTCTTCAGACAGCGTTCTATCGACTTGTTGAACCGTGTCGCCTACATTTGCTTGAAAATCAGAAAGTTCTTTATTCCCACGGGTGGCAAGTCCCAAAAACTTCCGAACTGGCTCTAAGTTTAACTGGGTTTGCATCCCAAATAAGTTTAGGGTTTTGTCGGTAGTGACATCATTTCTGTTTGTCGGCAGCAACGGCTTTGTCGCTCCTGGTGCTGCGTTCCCGACTGCTTCAAGAGCCGCTTTTAACTGATTAGCCCTAATGGTTGTTTGTTCAATATCCCTCTGCATTTCTGGGAAGGCATTGCCGATCAGGGAAAACGCATTAGACACCGACTCAATAGCCAGAGAGACTAATAGGAATTTAGCTAGGAATGCCCCGATAACTGGGAGAGCAGATTGTAAGGTTGTAAGCAGCGCGGCCACCCCACCCCTGAGCGCGGCCATTCCTGTCGCACTTTTTAGGATGCTTGTAAGAAGCCCGCCGCTTTGCTCTAGTCCCATCGTCACAATGAGATTGCCAACAATCGTAATCAGTGGTGGGATTGCCACGGTCAAAGCTTCAATCCCCCCCGCCGCCGCATTAAAAAAGATTTTAGAGCCACTGACCCAATCCTTAAAGCTTCTTTGCAGGAGGAGCAACGAGTTATTGTACCGAGTAAGAGCCTGTGCAGTAGTGTCACTACTTCCTGCTATCGCAGCGTTTTCAGCTTCGTATTGAGCCGCAATCTTAGGGAGAATATCAGCCGTGGCTATCCCCTGCTGCATCAGCTTCTCTAATTGCGCCCCATCGGTTCCAATTGCACGGGCTAAAGTCTGCTTGAAGTTCAAAGCAGAGATTTCCCCTAATTGCCCCGTTACTTCTTCGGCACTTAATTTCCCTTTACTCAAGGATTGGTTGATTGCTTGGAAAAAGCGCCCTTGCTCGTCGTTTGACAATCCTCTAAGAGCCGCAGTCTGGGAGAAGGTAGAGAAAATTCTATCTGCTTGTGCCCCTCTGATTGAGGTGTACTGGGTGGTGGCTTTAAATCCTGCATAGGCTTCCTCAGCACCTTTTAGTTCAAGTCCTAATCTTTGGGCTTCGGCTCTCACAAAAGCCAATCCTTTTGCCCCTTCCCTTGATGAGCCTGTCAGTGCGCTTAAAGTACGCTCCATCGTTTCCAATTGGAGAACTGCGTCAAAACTGGCATCTGCCAGTTGAGTCACCCAACCGACAAACATCTCTAGCCCTTTGCTTAGAAGTATTCCTGCGCCAATGCCTATAATCAAATCCTTGAGCTTGCCTAGGATGGGAAACTTTTCTCCTAGCGAATTAAAGAAATTTCCGACTTTTTCCCTTAGGGTATCAATGAAACCAGCGACTTTTTTATCCGTATCCCTAACAAAATTGGAAATATTCTCATTTGCCGTTCCGTCCCCCAATCCGTCCAAACCATCGGCAAATCCGCCAACGACATCTAACCCAATTTCATAGAAAACTTTGGAAGGGGATTTAATCTCTAACCTTTCCTTCGCCCCAGCAATCAAAGCAGATGCAAGCTCTATCCCTGAAGCCTTAATCTGAGGAAAGTCAATTCCTTGTAGCAGCCCCTTGGATACCTCTTTTGACGTTTCTACTGCCCTCTTTATTGCGCTTGGGTCAGCCAAGAAATTCCCCGTTTTTACCCCAAAGCCCTCAGCACTTATTCCTTTTCTCTCTTTTACCGCGCTCTGAACACCCCTAGAGAAATTACCCCCAACAGAACTACTTGCACCAAATAACGCACCTGAAACTATTTGCCCAATGGGATTACTTTTGGTTTCAATTTTAATTTTTGCAATTTCTTTGGCTAACTCTTTAGCAGTTAGGGAATCCTCTTTTTTGGGTTCTTTCGCTCCCTCAGAAACAACCGACTTGGCTGATATCTTGACCGTAAGAGCTTCAATTGTTACGTTTTTAATTTCTAGCCTAGAAGGAGAAGGAGAACTTAACTTATCATTTAGCCCTTTCTGGAAGGATTTAAGGATTCTATCTAAATACCCTGTTTGACTTCTTAATTCTTCGCGGATAACTCTGGTCAGGTCAAGTTGTCTATCACCAAAACTGTTGACAGATTCTCGAAATCTTTCAACAGCATTAATTAAAGCAACAAACCCTCTGTTATCCGCCATACTAGCCACCTAAATCCTTGATTGCTGATTTAATCGCTTTAGAATCTCCCTGAGCCGCAATAGCAGATTGAATCAAATTAGAGCGCTTTTCTTCTGCTTCAATTGTTAATGCGGACTCAAGAAAGAGCTTGATTTGGGCATAACTATAATCTTGGATTTCAGTCCAGTTATGCCCAAACTTTATTAATCGGCTTACTTTGATTCCCCAGTCTTCGGACTTGCTTCTTGTTTTTTGAGACTGGTTCCCAGTCGGGCAAAAAAATCCATGTTCATGTCGATGACTTCGGACACCAAAGAGATGACCTCGTCATAAGAGCAATCGTCGAAGAACAACGCGGTCTGCCCTGAAACCATTGCCAACAACTCAACCAAATCCCCTAACACCAGATAATGGTCTTCGGACTTGGCAAGGAATTGGTCTAAGATTTCTCCCGGAGTTGCGACTGTCGAGAGCGTTTTTAGGTACGGCTCAATCTTCTCCAAAGCCTGATTAAATTCCTTGAACTTAAAGGGCTTAAGAGTCACCTTTCCCGCAGAAACATGAAAGATTCTTTCAGGGATTAAGACCTTTAATTGACTCATCTTACACCGCCGCAGGTTTCATAATCCTGAAGAATCCGCCGGCATAAGCCGCATTAGCAGCTATTGCCTCCTGATATAATCCCTGAAAAGGCATCTCTAGGGAAATTATTTCCTCAGAAAGCAAACTGAAATTTGTTGGGGGATTAAATCGGGCTTTGAAAACCTCTGCCACAATTGGTTTATCTCCATCGGCGTTGTTTAATCCGTCAAAAGTGAGCCAATATTCGGTGTTGCTCACGTTAAAGGCTGTAGTTCGGTCGTAGCTCCCAGCAACATAGGCTGCTTTAACCGAGACTCCCGTACTACCCGTAATTGCTCCACCTGCCACAATATTTATCCTTCCGGTTTTTAAGTCAACCGTGTAATCCGTTCCAAGAACGTAGGCAGTCCCCGTGGGCACGGGTGACAAACTTGTAAAAGCAGACAGGCTCATGTGGGCAAGCTTGAAGCTAAATCCTGGGTACGCTGTGTGTAGCTCATCGGTAATCGTAGCACCCGCAACTGTTGTGCCAGTACCGTACAAAAACATGGCTAAATTTTCTTTTTTTAAATCTTGAATCTTTAATGTGCCCTTGAGCATTTTCCCTAGCTCAATTTTCAAATCTGTTAAACGTTGCCCTGTAAAACTTTCCTTGTGCTCGTATTCTGTAGTTTCAAAAGAAAAAGTTAACCCACCATTGGGAACGTTTCCAATCCACCGCGCTTTATCGGCAGGGAGTTTAGTCGTTGGGTTAATTGTATCTATGTAAACTCTTCCTTGCCCTAGTATATAATCTTGTGGCATAATCCTTAATCCTCCTAAAACAAATTAATCGTAATCTCAGACATCAACTATAAAACACGAACAGGGGAATTGAATCAGCCTTGACAGCTTTGATAATTGTCTCAAAATTGGTGAAATTGAAAGAATTTAGCACAATGCAGCCCATGCTGCCAGGAATATTTGCGTCAAGGTGTATTCCAAAATCTCCACGAACTCCCCCTTTATCAGTAGTAACTTGGTGAGGATTTATTTTGTAAAAATTTCCCTCTACTCCTTTGATTTGAGGCATAGGAATCGGCGTGGTGTCAACAGTCCAACAGGGAATACTACACCGGTATTGTGGTGGGATTACGCCGCCTCTTTGGTGAAAGGATTCGGCTTGCTGCTTGGTGTTAATCGAACTTGTCGCAGTCCAAACCGTAATTGTCTTGGCAGGGTTTAAGGTATTGAGCGATAATCTTCCCCAATCTAGTCCCTTGTCTCTATCAAAGTGCTGGTTAAAAACAAGAAAATAATCAGACATTCTGCTTTGCCTCTACAACTTTTTGACAAACTTTACCCGTAAACGCTACTCCCAAAAAGGCGTAGGACAACCTTTCAGATGTGTCAGAATTTTTGACAGAAGCAAAAACACCAAAACCGATAGCTGCTAGGGTGGCTATAAAAAACTGTAATCTCATACAGCTAAAGCGTCCATTGTCCTCTTGAAAAAATTCATCCATTTAGATTTCTCCTATTTATTAATTCATTCAGTTTTTCAAGAATTTTATCTTGATTAGCGTTGTGTGTTTCAACTTGAATAATTCTATTTTCAAGTCTGTCGCCCATATTTGTAAGTTCACTTTTGAACAGAGCTCTATCGGATTCTTGCGTTTTGCTAATCGACACTAATGCTATTTTAAATTCTTGTAAAGTCTTGTCAAGCTCTTCATTTTTTTTACTGAGTTCGGTAAGAGAGCTTTGTATTGGCTGCAAGGATTTAGCCACTTGGTCAAGAATTTGTTGATTAGCCCCTGATGATAATAAATGGGCTATACTATTAGCCAAAATTCCAACGAAAGCAGTACCTATCATAGAGCCAAATATTAATAAATATCGGTCGTCTGTGCTTGCGTGATGATTAGAATTTTCTGGCTTTTTTCCTGCTCCCATAAGCAACAAGGACAGCAACAAACCACAAAAAACAATTTTTTTCCTTTTCATAAATCCTCACGGTAACTAATAGACAAATACATCTCTACCGTAACGGATTTTTTGCCCGAAGTTTTAACGATTTTACGACTGCTAGTCAAGCTGGTTTTGTGAGCATTTCCGCCCCAAAGTTCGTCAGCAAAAAGAGCTTTTAAATCGTCTAAAGTGTCCTCCCCAACTTCTAAAGTATCTTCGGTGAACTTGGTCACTTTAACCCTAACCATTAAATCTTGACTAAAAGGAATATTGACTTGCTGGCTTCTTTCCTCTAAGTCCCTAAATTCGATAACATCCTTTTCATATTCCGTTGCAAAATCATGCCAATAAAAAACAGGCTCAAAACCTGTCAAGGTTTCAAGTTTTGCTTTTATTGCCAATAAAATAGCTTTTCTTTTAGCCATCGTCTTTCAAATCTAACTCCGTAAATGCTCCATCCATAATCGGTCGGATTCCGATGATTTCATAGGGATTGCTATCTATGTAAATTAAATCCCCATGATTGGCGGTAGAAACATCGCTGGATTTAGCGGTGGCAAGAATATTTCTCCCTTCTAAACCCAGTTCCGTTTCTAACCCCTCATTGTCAAAAAGAACTAAGATTTCAGCACCTTCAAAAATGGCAACAACGGCTAAATCTTGCAGGTAATAATCAGGGTTGTCGACTATCACTTTCTTCCCCTCTTGTAAGAGCAAGTCCAATATCACCGTGTTTTGTTGTTTTGTCTTCGACAATTAATGCCTTAGCTACCCCGTGATATTCAGCCTGTTGGTCTGTTAGCTCAACAATATCGTTTGGATAATAGCGAACTCCTTCGTGTTCAAGTTCAATTCCTTCCGTGAGTTTATACTTTGGCATTGGACTTAACCTCCTCCACTTGAAGAATGTACAAAGGTAACTCCTTATCACTAAGCTCAACTTCCGAACCCTCGGGGAACGGTTGGGTGCTAGTCCCTAATTGTTTGTGTAACACAAAACCATTTCTTACTATGTATTTAGCCATGATTCTCCTAGGTGGTAATAGCGTCGGTCATTGCAGCGAAACTCTGAGCATATCGTACGGCTACATCCATGGTTTGGAGAGCCCGCACTGCGATATTTCCAGAAGGGTAGTCAGTATCCGAATAAGGATTAACCAAAATTTCCAAAATCCCCCACTCCCCAACAAATAGAGAAGAAAAATCCCCAAAAAGAAGAGCACTTAAATTAGTTCCACTTCCTTTAGTTAGATTGCTGGCTATCTGATTAGAGGTAGAAACTCGATACCCATTCATTGTGCTATCCAGGCCCATCGTCTCCCAAATCGGGTCGCCATTGGTGCCAGAAAATTTCTGCGTCCGTTTGAGTCTTCCTCTGGTTGTCGCGTTGACTAGGTACGAGCAAGTGTTAATATTTGCATTAGCTACAGAAACCGCAGTTTCTAACCCGACAATATGGTCCCAGGTAGGAGCCGCGCCGTTAGTGCCACCAACAACAGACCCAATCCCAGAAGTGTTCAAGATTCCAGTAGGTTGGTTATTCGTCCCTGTCCCCGCAATAGCGGCTAAGTCAATTCCTAGAGCCATTTGAGCCGCAAAATCTCGACGGATAAATTGCTCAATATCAATGGCCGACTGTAATAAAGTTTGCCGAGTAAATTTTGACAAAGCCCCAATAGTCTTGGGTCGCATTCCTATTTGTCTAAATGTCGCTTCGGATTGAGTTAGATTTCCCCCCTCTGATACCCAGTAGGTGGTAGTCACGCCATTCTGAGCAGGAATATCCACATTGCCCTGCAATCCTGAGAGCATTTGCGCCCCAAGGCTAAAAATCACAGCACGATTGCGAAGGGCATCAATAAAATTTTCTGCTAGGAGATTTGTTTCTACAGTGAATCCGCCCGTTGTCGTTGTACCAGTGGCATACGTTGCCCTTTCTCCGTAGATTTTAAGGTCGCGGACTGGCATAAAAAACCCGTTACCATTGGGGGGTTTTTTTGACCGAGCAATAAGCTCTTGAGAGCATTCTCGTTCAAACCCCGCCTTGCTCCAATCCCCAGTAAGGCAAGCGTTAATAGCTCGGAGCATTGAGTAGGATTTATTCTCTTTTTCAGAGAACCCCAACGGGGCGACAGCCGCTATAGGGGTTTGAGGCTGTGCCGTAACAATGCCAAGATAAGCACTTCTAGCAGCTTCAATTGTTGCTCCGTCGTCAATTAATTTTTGAGCTAATTCTTTTTGCCCGTAGGTATTTGCTAGTTCGTGAATTGAAGCGATTCGCTTTGATTCTTCTTGTCTAAATTCAGTAATTTCCATTTTTCTGCCATTATTTTCCGTATCTTCCAAATTATTCTCAGACAAGTCGAGTGACCTACCAATCCCTACGGAAGCATCTTGAGGGACAGATACCAGGCTAATTTCTAGGGGAGTCCAAGAGCAGTAATAAGCATATTCCTCTTCTCCTTCTCCTGTTTTTACTTCCCTCACATCGTCGATCATGTAAGCAAAGCTCACATTAGTGCAGATGCCATCTGCTACATCCTGCTTGTAATCTTCAATAGACGATTTTTTGCTCCATCGGACTTTACAATAGCCTCTTTTATCTTCTCCTATATTTACCGCCATCACTCTCCCTAGAACCACATCGCGGTCGTGGTTCCAAAGAAAATTCATGGTTGCAGCCCGTTCTAGATTTACGGAAGACGGGTCATGGGAGAGGATTTCTGTTCCCCACCAACGCTCAACGGGAAGCTCCGAAGAAAAAGAAAATTCCATAATATCGGAATCTTCTTGCGCTCTTTCAAACTTAATATTTTCAATAGCAACGGTACGAGTATTTTTACCCTTGATTTTATTTTTATCCATAAAAATAGCAATGATAGAAAGAGGTCAATTTTCCCTAAAAATAACCTCAGACACCCGACGCATCTGCTTCGTTTTAGCCCACTCTTTCGCTGTTTGGATGATTGGCTCTGGTTTTTCGGTTAGCCCTAGGTTTTCTTTTAATATTTTCTCCTGTGCTTTTTCTGCAAGAACTTCCTCAATATCGCGTCCTGTTTCTGCAATAACTTGGGTCAAAGACATAACACCCTCATTAATGGCCGTCACTTTGGCAGAAATGTCTTTATTTGGGTCAACCCAATCCCATCGGCGGGGAACGAATTTGGGGCAACAATAATATTCTTTGGAAAGCTCAAAATCTTTTAGTTTCAATTCCCCGCTTAAAACAGCCATTTGTAACCAAATTTTATATAGGGGTTTCCTAAAACTCCTGATATACCACCCTTGGAGCTTCTTATAAGCTTCCCTTTCGGCTAGGATTGCTTGCCTTGCAGAGGAGTAATTTACATCAGAGAAATTCCTGCTTAACGATTCGTAGCTGATATTTAACCCAGCAGCGATTCCTCGCAACATCATTTTTACAAAAGGGTCAAATTGCTGCCCGGGGCTTGTCGGTTGGAAACCTTGGAATTGTTGCCCCGGTTGCAACTGAAAGATTTCTCCAGGGGAAAAGTCTGAAACTATTTGCCCAGTTTCATCTTCTTGCCCCATGACATTAGGCTCTGGGGTTTGCAAGAAACCCATAAAAGAGGCCTGACCACGGGCTTTAATCAGCTCTGCTTCTTCAAATCCTGATAGGTGTTTTGAACGTAGCAGGGAACTGGCTAACCAAGGCACCCCCCTAGTCTGTCCCACCCTATCGAAAAGGTAGAGGTGGAAGATTTGATTAGCAGGAACCCGAAGCAACTGCCCATGTTTAAAACTACTTTGGAATTGATAATCGCCCGGGTGGTTTTGGTAAAGGTGGTAAGCTACGGCTCTATTCCACTCGTCTAGCTCTACCCCCATCTTGACCATGTTCCCCGCCAAATTCTGAATTGAATAATCGTCACAAAGCTGGTCCGCTTCTATCAATTCAAGCGAAAAGGGGATATCGCTATCCCCAAAAGGCTGGCCAATAATTCTGATTAAAACTTCTCCTGATTCTATCAAAGATTTAAATATTAAAGCCTCCATCTCAGGAAAGGCAAGCTTTTCCCGAACATCACAGCCAGACTCCGCCCATTCGTCCCAAACCGCCTCAATTTGAGTATTGACCTTCCTCTCTAATTCCCCCTTTCGGTTTTTCACCTGACTCTGAAACCCAATCCCAGAATCTCCCACCACATTATCGACAATGGTATTAACTGCCCCCTTCATGTAATCGTTATTACGAATTAAATCCCTGCTTCGATTTCTCAGTGCTCTGCTGGCTGTGTAAATTTCACTATCGGCTGAGGTGCTACCCGCGCCAATCCAATCGCTGGTAAGCCTTGAAAAACTTGCCCCCGCGTAACTCCGAGCAGGTACAGGTGTAGGTGTTGGTTTCGGCTTTCTTTTTCCCATTTTATCTAAACCTAATTCTAATTCGTGACGGGTCGGGCAAGCCGTTAGCTATAGCTTGTTTTCGCTTTTCATTTGAAATTTGCCATTTTAGCTTATCTTCCAATTTTATCAGTTCTTGCAAATCTACCCTAGTTACTTCGCGGTCTTTTATTTTATAAGCTTGCCCTTGCAAGACTAGCTTAATTGCAGTTTTGACCAAAATTAAAAGCTCCTCGGCTTCGGTATCTTCACTAAAAATTAAATTTCCTAAACTTGCCATAATTCGTTAATCTCCGATTAGTGGTGGTCTGTTAGCGTAGGGGTGATTGGCACCAAGCAATGACTGGACTCCATATTCCCAAGCCATCCAGCCTTCGGCAAGAAGGTAGTTAGGCGAGCCGATGATATCACCTATCGCCAGAATCGCATAGATTGAACCTAAAAAGGGGAAGGTCGTTTGTGGTCTGGAATATCCAACAGCGAACACAGTAGTTGCTGT